TATGAAAACAACAGCAACGCCGCAAGAAGTTCTTGCTAAGACGTATCTGAATATTTCGGATATTCAAACATTACTGGGTATGACGCGAGAACCAGCAAGAGCCTTATTCAAGCAAGTTAAGAACAGCGAAACCGAGAAACTTGGAAAGTTTGATGTTTGGCCAAACATGATTCAAAAGGACAACTTATTGAAAGCTCTGCGCATCTCTCGTGATGCACTGATTAAAGATTTAGAACTACGAGAAGCAAACAAAAAAAGCGCAGTCCAGCAAGACAAGAGCGCTTAAGTGACATCGGAAATATGTCACTACCATTTTAACACAGTATTACAGAAAGGGTAGAACATGAAAACAATTAAATTCAGCGATAAAGCATTCAAATTAGGCATTTGTATTTTCTACGCAGCTCTGTTCATGAAGGTCATCACGTTCGTTCTAGGTATCGACTAATGGAAATGTATTGCGAACACTGTCAAAGAACATTTGCAGATGACGATATGAAATGGAAAAAGGGATACCACGATTATTCTTATCGGACTTATCCAGTATGTCCATTTTGTTCATCGGAGGATATAGAGGAAAAGGAAGATGATGCAGAAGATGAAGAGTGATCTAGTGATTATAGAAGATGATTTTCCATCATTTATCACTTCTGAAAAAGATAAATATGAAGAAGAATTTAAAACAGATCTAGAACGTATTGAGAAGATACGGAATCTTGACTGGGAAGGGAAACGTAATGAATTTACAGCAAAGATATAGCGAAACGAAAGAACAAAATACAATCTTGGTAAATGAAATCAAGCGGTACGAACTCGAAATAGAAATGTTAAAGGAAAAAATAATCAATCTTTCCAATCTTAACCAAAAAGCTTTTGAAGTGAATTTGTCGTTAAGCCATGAAATTCTTTGTTATCAAATGTTAACAAAAGTAAACAGGATGAATACTCTATGAACTACAAAGAATTTTTAAAATCAAAAATAGAACTTGCCACCGATAGTGGGTTTGACATCAGCACAGAAAAGATAAATAAAGCGTTATTACCACACCAAAAAGATGCTGTTAAATGGGCTTTAAAAGGTGGTAGACGTGCATTGTTTGAGTCGTTTGGGTTAGGTAAAACAGTTCAGGAAATAGAGTTCTGTTATCAAGCGATAAAGTATGAAGGTGGCAAGGCACTAATTGTACTTCCGTTAGGTGTAAAACAAGAGTTTACAAAGGATGCTGTAAACATTCTTGGGTATGATAAGCCAATATATTGTAGAACGATGCAAGAAGTCAAAGATTGCACAGGGGATATAGTTTTAACGAATTATGAACGTGTTAGAGATGGCGATATTGAGCCTTCATATTTTACGGCGACATCACTTGATGAAGCATCTGTATTACGCTCTTTTGGTTCTAAAACATATCAAACATTTTTGGATAAGTTTAAAAATGTCAAATACAAATTGGTGGCAACGGCCACCCCGTCACCAAACAAATATAAAGAACTAATACATTATGCCGGCTATTTGGAAGTCATGGATACGGGGCAAGCGTTAACACGTTTTTTTCAAAGGGACAGTACAAAAGCAAACAACTTAACGCTATATCCGAATATGGAAGATGAGTTTTGGCTATGGATATCATCGTGGGCATTATTTATCACGAAGCCAAGTGACATCAATTCAAATTATTCGGATGCTGGTTATAACTTACCGAAGTTGGATGTCAGATGGCATAAGCTACCGCTACTACAGAAAGAAACATTTGATAAAAATGGTTCAATGATGCTGTTTGAAACATCAGGCACAGGGCTATCGGAAGCAGCAAGAATCAAACGTGACAGCATTGATGCAAGAATCGCAAAGGCAAAAGAGATTATTAATGCTTCACCAGAAGATAATTTCATTCTTTGGCATGACTTGGAAGCAGAAAGACATGCAATTAAAGAAGCATTACCTGCAACGGTCGATATATATGGAGCGCAGGATTATGACTTAAGAGAAGAACGTGTAAATGCATTTTCAGATGGTCAAATCAGATTGTTTGCAACAAAGAAAGAGTTATCTGGATCGGGTTGTAATTTTCAAAGGTATTGCCACCGTGAAATATTTGTTGGTATTGATTACGAATTTAATGATTTCATTCAGGCAATACATAGATGCTACCGATTTTTGCAAGAAGAAACGGTGATTATTGACATCATCTATATGGAAAATGAGGCGGAAATCAGACGTGAACTGATGAGTAAGTGGAAGCGTCATGATGAGATGGTCGCAAAGATGGTTGCAATCGTTAAAAAATACGGCTTGAACGAAGCAAACAAGGCACAAAGATTACAGCGTAAGATGGGAGTTGAAACCGTGAAAGTAGAAGGAACAAGATATACCGCTGTCAATGATGATTGCGTTGAAGAAACAAAGAGAATGGAAGACAACAGCGTTGATTTAATTCATACATCAATACCATTCAGCAACCATTATGAATATTCGGCAAACTATAACGATTTTGGACATAACACGTCCACACAAAGATTTTTTATTCAAATGGATTACTTAACGCCAGAATTATTCAGAATTCTAAAGCCTGGAAGAGTTGCAGCAATACACGTGAAAGACCGTGTGCTGTTCGGCAATGCGACTGGAACAGGAATGCCGACAATAGAACCATTTCATGCAATGTGTATCAATCATTACATGAAACACGGCTTTCAATATTTTGGAATGATTACTGTTGTTACCGATGTTGTCAGAGAAAACAACCAAACATATCGGCTTGGCTGGTCAGAGCAATGCAAAGATGGCTCAAAAATGGGCGTTGGTTGCCCTGAGTATGTATTGCTGTTCAGGAAGTTGCCTACAGATAGAACAAACGCATATGCAGATGAACCAGTATCAAAGACAAAGGAAGAATATACACGTGCGCAATGGCAGATAGATGCACATGCATATTGGCGCTCATCAGGTAATAGACCGATAACAAAAGAAGAATTAGAAAATGCGTCTGTTTCAACGCTTCAAAAGATATACAGAAAATACTCACGTGAGAATGTATATGACTATGAAGAGCATGTGAAATTAGCGAAGAATTTGGATAAAAACAATCGCTTGCCGGCTGTATTCATGGTCGTTGCACCGGGCAGTTGGAACACACTTGAAGTATGGGACGATATCAATCGTATGCGAACATTAAATGGCAATCAGAAACGTCGAAATTTAACCATGCACGTATGTCCGTTACAAATAGATATTGTCGAAAGAATAATTAACCGTTACAGTAATCCGAATGATTTAGTTTTAGATCCGTTTGGCGGGCTTATGACGGTACCTATGACAGCTGTAAAAATGGGACGCAGAGGGTACGGAATTGAGTTAAATAGTGACTATTTCCGTGATGGTTGCGGATACTTGGAAATGGCAGAAAGAGAAATAGAATCGCCAACATTATTCGATTTGATAGGAGAATGAAAATACGAGGAAATCAAATGGAGAAATTAACACTTTATAAAAAGCCATTTAGCGGAGATCCAGCAAAGGATAGACATAAGTTTATTGGTGGAAGTGATGCTGGAACGATAATGAATGTCAATCCGTGGAAATCTCAATATGAATTATGGCTTGAGAAAACTGGTCAGCTTGAACCGGATGATATTAGCGATAAGCTACAGGTTTGGTTTGGCACAGAAGAAGAGGAAATCGTAGCTAAGCGCTTCTGTTTAGAAACAAGCAAATCTGTACGACGTTCTAACATGACATATCTTTGCAAAGAATATCCATTCTTAGCTGGACATGTTGATCGTATGGTCGTTGGAGAAAATGCTGGTTTGGAGTGTAAGACAACGTCTGCATGGAATAAGACGGCGTATCAGGATGGAGAGATCCCGCCACAATACTACTGGCAGTGTATGCATTACATGATGCTGACAGGATGTGAGAAATGGTACATCGCAGTAAAAAAAGATAACACGCAATTCCATATCCTTCAGATTGACCGAAATGACGAGCATATAGGCGCGTTATTAAGCACAGAACAAGCGTTTTGGGATTTGGTGGTAAATAATACTGCCCCAGATATAGACGGCTCAGAAAGCACGTCTAACGCGCTCCAGAAACGTTATCAAAATGATACACAAGATGTGATTGATCTAAGCTACTCAAGCACAGTTACACAATGCTTACAGTCCATTCAAGATGTAGATGTACAGATAGATGCTTTGAACAAAATTAAAGCTGAATATCAAAACAAAATTAAAGCAGAAATCGGCGACCATGAAGGCGGATTTACATCCGCTTACAGAGTTTCATGGAAAACGCAAAATAGATCATCAATCGATGCCAAGCGTTTAGAGAGTGAGCATCCAGATATTTACCATAAATATCTAAAAACAACTCAATCAAGAGTATTCAAAATAACAAAAATCAAGGAGAAAACATTATGACAGAAATTAAATCAGCTAAGGCACCAGCAACAGTAGCAAAAGCTGGAGTATCAACACAAAATAAAACAATTAAAGACTACATTACAATCATGAAACCGGAGATTGAGAAGGCTCTCCCTTCAACAATTACTCCAGAGCGTTTTACACGTATCACATTATCTGCAGTATCTAACAATCCGAAGCTGCAGGCATGTTCACCATCAACGTTCTTATCTGCGATGATGCAGAGTGCACAATTAGGACTAGAGCCTAACACACCTTTAGGTCAAGCATACTTAATTCCTTATGGAAATAGTTGTCAATTCCAGCTTGGATATAAAGGATTGTTACAGTTGGCATATAATTCTGGACAGATTAAAACTATCCGTACAGAAACAGTATATGAAAATGATGAATTTAAGTATGAGTTAGGGTTGCATTCCGATTTAGTGCATGTTCCAGCAATGAGCAATCGCGGAAACCCTACTGCATACTATGCGGTCATTGAATATACAAATGGTGGATATGGTTTTGAAGTAATGTCTCATGATGATGTATTAAAGCATGCAAAGAAGTTTTCAAAAACTTTCAATAATGGGCCATGGCAATCAGACTTTGAAAGCATGGCAAAGAAAACAGTTTTAAAACAAGCGTTAAAGTATGCACCACTTTCCACAGAGTTAGTTTCGAAGATCAATACGGACGAAACAGTTAAATCCTCGATTTCTAACCATATGGAAGAAGTTAAGAATGATATTGACTTATCACAAATCATCGATGCAGAAACAGGAGAAATCCATGAATGACATCATCATTACCGTTCCAGGTGAGCCAAAG